TCAGCAGAACCTTTGAAAAGAGTTTCGATACCTCCTAGAGATTGCTGAAGCGCAGCTCCCTCATCTAAAGTAGCCTTAAATGCTTTACCAATCCCTGCTGCAACGATAACTTTTTTTATTGTTGCCATCATGCTAGAACCTAATGACTGTCCAGCACTTTGTCCTGCTGCACTCGCTTCAGGATTGAGGATTGATTGAATTTTACCAGTTATACCTCTGGCTGATGGTATCAATTGCACATAAGCCTGTGCTATTTCTGTCGCCACTAATCCTCACCTCCAATCTTTTCTAGAATTTGCTGACGATATTCTTCAAAGTCCTTACCAGAATCAAAGATCATCTCCTTGCTTTCTTTAGCTTTAGTTTTACCTGTCAGTTCCTGCGCAACCATAACAGGTTTATTGATTCCTTTCTGGCCGTCTGTTGTTTTAAACCAAACAAGAGCAGAAAGCCTATCAAGCACACCCGCAAGCAAAAAGGTTTCAAAAGGAACTTTGCTATTGGTCATTGCTAGTTTGATCCGAGAATCATCCTTTAAACCAAAAGCAAAGACAGCCACCTGGTTAGCAGGTAGCTGTCTGTAGTCAAAAATTCCATAGGTTTCAGCTAAATCACAAATAAGAGAATCTTCGTCTATTTGAATCATTCTAGCAAGGAGCGCTATTTTTTTAATTGGTCCTGACTTGTGAAAATCTCACTAATTTCTGAACCCATTTTATCCAAAGGAACAATTCCATCAGCAGTCCGTACATGATTTTTCAAATCTTCCGACTTGTTACCAAGCATAAGTTTGACAACTTTTGGTAAAACTGCCGGATTTGTATCTACTTCAGCGATTGCTTCAAGCAACTCATAATTTTCCAAGCGCTCTTTTGTGATTTCAAAAGCAAATCCGGTCGAAGTCACCCCACGGATTGTTTTAATCTGTGGCGCAGCTTCTTTATTTTTCTTTTTGCGATTTTGTTTTGACATAGTTAAGCTCCTTTGATGTATTCATAGTGTGTGTCATCAGTAGAGTTAGGAAAGGCAGTGACAGTCGTACCATAGCCTAGAACACTTCCATCGTTATAAGTAATTTCATCGATGGCAGTTACTTTTCCTGAAGGGATAACAATACGTTTAAGTACACCACCTTTTAGAACTGTTTCGATTACAAGACAATGATGTGGCAATTCTTTTGAGTTCGCCTTAATAGTAATTCCAGTGGATAGATCACCAGATACATTATCTGATCCATAAACTTCCTTCAAAACTTCCACATTCAATGCTTCAATCAGCATATATTTGAATGTGTCTGTCTTTTCCTTTTGAACTGAACTTACAACGACACCACCCCATGCCTTAATATTTTCTGACTCAGGGGAGTTGCTATTAGTCATACCATCTTCTGAAATATAACCTAGTGCTTTAAACGCATCGTCTAATTTTGTAGTTGCATCAGTTGGCAGTGTTGTTCCAAGAGGTGCAGAATAAACCGCACCTCCGATTTTAGGTTTTGCAGTCGTTACGTTTGATTCTGTTGCCATTTAATTTCTCCTTTTTAAAAATAATTAATATCGAAAACGGCTTGATATCGATATTGTTTTGTTTCGGTATCCGTAAAATTGTAATCACTGTTCAGGTGGACACCACAGATTTCATCCAATTCAATCAATCCCTTTACAGCATTTTTGACTTTCACATTGAGCTCTGCAGCCTTCTGCATAGTTGGGCCATAACTTTGGAAAGCAAAGGTCGCACTACCAGAATGATTTCGCTCCTTCCCACCTGTCTTTTGAATAATGACAAAGCTATCGGGAGCTTCAGCTTCATGTTCAAAAAATGACGGTACATCTAAATGACCGTCAAGATATTTCTTGATAATTATTTCAATCATCTAATGCACCGCCT